ATAAAGCCCTGCCACCAAACCCCACGTGCCGCCCTGCTCATGCCATCGCTCACGGGCTTTCCCCACGCTTCGTTGGTTTACAGTTCGCCCCCACGCACTTGCGGACGCTGGCCTGCCAACAACAGCTATAAACAATTGGCGCAAGGAAAGTGTGTATTTCATAGTTAGTCCGTGGACGAAAACTTTTTTAAAATAAATGCCCCACCGCACGTCAAAACAATGAAGTTTGTGCAATGTGATTAAGATACCGTTTGGTTGCTGCTTCGTAATAGTCTTTGTCAATTTCACAAGCAGTTAGTTCAAATTTGTATTCGTGGCAAGCAATTGCAATAGATCCGGAACCTAAATGAGTGTCAAGTATTTTCATTCCTTCCTTTGCGTAGTTAGTCAGTAGCCACTTATACAAATCAACAGGTTTTTGGGTAGGGTGTATTTTTTTGGTTGCAGAGGTGTCGCCTTCCAAATTGCCGTAATATCTAAAGTGAAAGCATTTGGCAGGCTTATCAAATGAAGTCCATGCAAACTCACCATCACTAAAATTATCAACGGGGTTTGCCTTATACCAGAAAATAAACCCTTTACATGGAGATTGCCACAAGTCCAAAAAATAGTTACCACCCCAAACAATTTGTTCCTTTGAAACTCTAATCAACTCTTTGAAGTATTCTGCTTTTGGTGTTTCCTTATCCCAATCACCATTTTTGTACTTGTCAGCTTTAAACCTGTTACCATTTGAATCCTTGTTTGTTCTATTGAAACTGCCAAAGTTTATTCCGTATGGTGGGTCAACAATAGCAAGGTCAAAGTGTTTATCAGGCACGGTTTTCATATACTCCATGCAGTCAATGTTTAAAAGTTCAATACCCCCGCTTCGCATTTATTTTAAAAAAGTTTTAGTGTGCATTTCAATTTTAGTTCATTTGTTTTTTGCGCCAACTGTTCATAGCAATGTTCATTATAAGCAAGCCAAGCCGCCAATTAAAAAAGCTGCCATAGGCGCACCTCCTCCGCTACACTTGCCACCGCTCACGGGCTTTCATCCATCCCTTCGCAAGCAACGTAAGCCTCTCCCACGCGCAAGGCCGACACACAGGCCTCACAACAACAGCTATAAACAATGGCCTTAGTTCAGTGCTTCGTGGACGGTTCATCGGTTAAGTCGGTTTAAAAATTTAAAAACAAACCCTACGCGCTTGGTTCAATCAATTCCACCACAGCGGCCATATACATCATTTGAGCCATACCGTTTTCTTGGTAGTGGGTTGTCTTACTTATTTTCAAAAGAGCTGAAATCTCAGTAAGGTTATTTGATTTCATAACCTCTTTGAGAATGTGCGTGTATGGTTGCAACTTCTCTTTGTATTGCTCTTTAAAAAATACTTTTGCGGTATCTCTACACTCATAAAGTTTAGATGCCATTTTGATTTGTTGTTCTGAAATTGCCATCGCTTTTTGTTTTTAAATTTTAAAACCTTATTTCATCATTCTAATTAAGTTCGTGCGTTAAGTCGGCCACTGTTCATAGCAGCGTCCGTTATAAGCAACTGGCCTTCTAAATAATTGCCTTCCTTAACGCGCTCAAACCCCTCGCTGCGCAAAATCCCAACGCTCACGGCAATTGCCCACGCGCCCGGCCAGCAGCTTATAACACCATGTTTGTTTAATTTTTGGCCTTTTTGATTTGTTTATTTGATTTCAAATTTTCTTTTTTAGAACCCCCGCCCGCATGAGTAACGAGGACAGATTCTATGTAACTTTTAAGATTCGTTCCAGCTTCGATTGACATTATGGACAGGGCTTTGAATGTATCCCCGTCCAGGTCTATGAGTTTACGCATATATTTTAACTTCGGTTTGTTTATGTTTTGAGTATCCACTTCCATAACATTCAAAGCAAATACCATCACAGTAGTAATGAAACATTGGGATAAATCCACGACCATTACAACGGTCACAACTACAATCTAAATTTACGTGTGATTTAATCTGCTCTTTTACGGCTGCATCTTGAAGGAATTTACCAACAACACGCAAAACATCGTAAGGGGTTATAGTTGTAGTTTTGCAATATGACCGCATCATTCTACCAACCCCATTAATCTTGATGTTATATTTTGATACGGTTTCAGATGACCAAACCTTGCCCTTTTCGCAAATGTCAAAGTTTACCAAACCTGATTCATGAACTTCGGCCAAAGCCTTAAACCATCTATTTCTACGATTGAAGTTACATGGGTATCCAGCCTTTTCAAAAATCGCTTTAATTGGTTCGTTTTTCATATTGTTTCAAATTATACTCAAATATATACAGTATATACCATATATACAAGCGGACAAAGAAAAATAAATGCACCTCCCCTTCGGTTCTAAAAAAGAAAATTTAGCGGTAAAAAGGCCAAAAACTAAACAAACATCGGATACATTGGCAGCAATTGGCATTTGCTCACGAGGTGTGGCAAGCCGCGGAGCAGCGCAAGTCCACCGCACATTTGCCACACCCAGCCGCACCAATGCCAACTGTTCGGCCTCCCACCGCACAACGTCCGACCGCACGCCCTGCCAACACTATGTATGTGCAAAAATGGCCGTCTTAGTGTGCATTTCATAGGGTAGTGTGTGCTGTTGGAATCGTATTAATAATTTTTTTTTCCCTTCCCTCAATACAAGAAAACAAGTAGTGTGCAACTGTTGGATTAACCGCATTGCCTACACTTCCAACTCTGTGTGTCCAGGACCGAAACCCATCACCATTTCGAACAACATCACTCGTTGGTGTTTCGTAAATCCTTTTTGACAAAGTATATCCATCATCCGGATTTGGTGTCCACTGTTTAAATATCGAGTAAGAGCCTCTACTTTCCCAAATGTTGCCTTGTGGTCTGATTTCGTTGGGGTAGGCAATAATGTAAATCCTTTCTCTCTTGTGGGGGTATCCAAAAGTGTGGTTAGATATACATTGCCACTCTGCATCATACCCGATTTCGGAAAGGTCGAGTAGCACTCGCTCAAAACCTCGAATAAGGAGAGCTGGGCTGTTTTCAATGATTGAGTATCTTGGTCTAACTTCCCGAATAACTCTAAACATTTCGCTCCACAATCCGCTTCTACTTCCTTTGATTCCTTCCATGTTTCCTGCAACGCTAATGTCTTGGCATGGAAATCCGCCACTAATGATGTCAACGTATCTTGGGTTTCGCATTGTTCTAATGTCATCATATTGTAATGTATTTGGGAAGTGTCGTTTAAGTATTTCCCGGTTATGTTTTTCAAATTCACAATTCCAAAGTGTTTCTATTCCAGCTCTTTCAGCACCTACTTCAAAGCCGCCTATGCCACTGAATAAACTTCCGTGCGTTAATTTCGGCAAAGCCGTTTGGCCATCGCTCAAAAAAAAATTATTAATACTCGTTTCGTTTTTCATAGTTCATTTTGTAATCGGCCATTTCAGCACATACATTTTTTCGTTGGCTGCAATATTTTGCCCTCTGAGGTGTGGCTGCCATAACCCCACAAAGCCGCGCTGCTCAAATCCTGCGCTCACGCCACACTCGCCAACCCTTCGCAAAATACAGCCGTTGCCGACACACATTCGAACGCTCACACTCTGCCAACAACAGCTATGAACAATGGCCTTAGTTCTGCTCTTCGTGGGAAAGTTCATCTGTTAAGTCGGTTTTAAAATTTAATTGCCGCCATCGCGCTCATAAATTAAGAAAAGAATAAATGACACAAGTGTTCCTCCTATAAACATCGTAAGAAACACTCCACCAATTCCACTAAGGACACCTGCAAGCCCCACCATTCCTATTACCGCGAATAGAGTGATAATGAATTTAACCATTGTCTTTGTCATAAAAAGTATTTAACCATTCAATCAATTCACGCTTATTCTTTACGGTATGTTTTGTTACACCGTGAGAATTATAGAATGAGCATTGCTTTACTTCATTATCCCTCCTGATAGCAGTTGATTCTTTTGAGAAATGTTCAACCATACAACCACCCCAAGCGTCCTCGCGGTCATCATCATATTTAAGTGTGTACCATGTAATTTCCATAACCTCTTTTTAGTATATACGAAAAATGTCAAAAATTCTTTCCACCCCGCGCAATTAAATTTTAAAACCTTATTTCATCATTCTAATTAAGTTCGTGCTACTTCCGGCCACTGTTCATAGCAATGTCCATTATGTGCAATACTGCTCCTCTGAACAAGGGCTTCCGGCAGGAGCCACGCACATACCGCGCTCACGCCCTTGCCCCAACGCGCCCGTCACACTGCACATAACACCGTATATGAGTAATAAAATTTGCGTCATAGTTCAGTGCTTTGTTCGAAGTTCAGTGAAAGGGCATTTGAATTTAAACCCGCCACCGCGCAAGAGTTACTAATTAGAGAATTGAAACCATTATTAATACTGTCAAATTTGACTATGTAATTTGATTCAATTCTAAATACTTCTGTGTCTGATATATTGCTTGGTAATTCTTCCAATACTTCAAAAGACCAATCACTCAGTTTAGTTGTTCTTAGGTAAAGACCAAATGGGCTGCTTGAATGCTTTAAGTGATTCCACCAACGGAAAAAAGGAGCGTTTCTTGTTTTGCCAATGTAGCTTTTACCTGTTGATTTCTCAGTGCATTTGTAAATGTAGTTTGGAGATTCTGCATTGATATAGTTTAAATCATCCGGTAACTCTGAATTTTTAAAAACTACTTCTCGTTTCCATTTTTCGTAACAGTCAGGGGTTTCAATAATATCGTTTCCAGTATTGTAGTCACTACCACAAAATATCTTGCCTTGAAACTTCTTGCTTGCCAAAGGTCTACTAATGTATTTGTTCTCGTGGACATGCCCACAGTAATCACATTTCCATTGTCCCTCTTTAATCAAATCAATCTCATGTTGATACAATGGAAATATCACCACGTAGAAAAATTGTGCTTGGTCTTTTGTCTCTTTTTCGTAAACCTTACCATTTTGGAAGAATTGAGGATACTTATCTAAAATAATTTTCTTTACATCATTTTTATCTTTTGCAAAAATTAAAGGTTCTCGTGTAACCGTGACAGAATCAAAGTCACTGCCAGTATTTAAAGATTTAACAACTCTAATAAATGCTTTAAAGGCAACCTCCCCTTCGGGTTTAAATTCAAATGCCAGTGTGTGTTCCATAGGTTAGTTAGTGTTCGCAAAAATGTAGTTCTGTGTAAGGCATTAAAAATAAAAATTAAAAACCCACCGCACTCAAAAGAGGACAGTTTGGGTAAGATGATTAGATACTCGTTTCATGCAGTTATCAAAATACTCCTTGTCAATTTCGGATGCGGTCAGGTCAAATTTATAGTCATGGCAAGCAATAGCAATTGAGCCAGAGCCTAAATGAGTGTCAAGTATTTTATCGCCTTCCTTTGCAAATTTATCAAGTAAATTCTTATATAGTTTAATTGATTTTTGGGTTGGGTGTATCCTTCCCTCAACATTTGTTTGGGCTATGTTTTCACGGAAGTATCTTGCGGGTTGGTCAAATGAAGTCCATGCCAGCTCACAATCAGCATAAGAGTTTCCGTGTATAGTTTTATCCCAAACCACAAAACATCTAAACGGTTTAAGTAAATGGGTAAAGTAATTACCACCCCAAATGATTTGATTTTTGGAAACCCTGAATAACTCATCAAAATATTTTTGGTCAGGTATTGCAGTATCCCAATCATGCAATTTATAATAAGGCTTTTCAGTTTTTAAATTTCCGTTTATAAACTTAACAGAGCCAGCCCCTATTCCATAAGGAGGGTCGACAATTGCCAGGTCAAAATGATGGTCAGTAAATTGACTCATTAACTCCATACAATCACAGTTTCTTAAATCTAAACCCACGCTTTTTTAATTTTTATTTTTAATGCCTTTTAGTGCTTCGATTGACGTTTGAGGTAGCCGTTTCTTCTGCTCATATACTTGATACATTATAGCGCATTTGGCTGCTTACGAATTGCCTTGCGCTGGCACGGAGGCCACCCGCAAAATCCTTCGCACACAATGTTGGGCTGCCCACCGCACACGCGGACACTACCTACAACACTGTATATGACCAATGGCCGCCTACCAAGCAGGGCACTTAACAAAACCGCGCAAGACCTACCGCACATCCAAAGTTTTGTTAATAGCCCTGAATATCGCCTCCGGAATATCCGGCACTACTGCATTTCCACATCCTCCAAGTCTTTTAACAACGTCCAGTCTTTTGGGAAGCCCATGAGCCATTCCGAAAACTGGGGGTTGGCAATACCTTTCGGTAAATCGTAAAAAAGGATGGCATGATGAATCCAATGGATTTTTCTTTCTATTCTTTTCAACGATGCTTCTTTTGAGCATATGTAGTATCCCTCTCCGTCTTTGTGAAGTGGGGTAGGCAAGAATCCAAATGCGTGTCCGGATGTGATCGTATCCAAAATCGGCAGCTGATAAATATTCCCATTCTGCATCATACCCGATTTCGGAAAGGTCAAATAGGATTTTTTCAAACCCTTTTCTAACAAGCTGAGGTGAGTTTTCAATGAGTGCAAATTTCGGATTAACGTCCTTAATCGTTCTACTGTATTCACTCCACAATCCTGATTTTGCCCCGGTGATGCCGGCTCCAAGTCCTGATACTGAAATGTCTTGGCAGGGGAATCCGCCAGAGATGATGTCAATTGTTCCATTGTATTTTTTACCATTAAAGTCTCTAATATCCTTGTGACAAATGCTACCTGGGAAAATCTGCTTTATCCTTTCATTACACCAATCATCTATTTCAACATGGGCATAGTTTTCCCAGCCGACACGTTCAGCAGCTAATTGAAAACCTCCGATACCATTGAAAAGTGCTAAGTGTTTCATTTTATTAAGTTCTGGTTTCAACGCTCAAAGAGTAAAGCAGCCCACACTTTCCGCGCACAATCCAAAGGCTGCAATACACTTTGGCTCATGTAGTTTAGTGTAAGGCGGCCACTGGTCATATACTTGATCCGTTGGTGGCTGGTTCAGTGAGGAAAACATTTTAATTTTTTTCGGCCAACGCACGATTAAAATGAGACACACAATCAAGTCTCAAATCAGAGATAGATGCATCAGCCCATTCCCTAAAACGTTCCTGCCATTGTTCCCACTCTCTGTCGTTATCACAAAAGCCGCGCAAGTCGCTTGTGCTACTCAAACGGATCTATCCTTTTACTGATTTCATTTACTGTTCCGGTGCGCCCCCCGTACTTTTTTAAAGTTTTTCTTTTAATGTAGAGGGTTACACCTATTTTTTTCTCGTCATCGGGAAGGCGTTTTCTGCCTGATTTTAGTGGTTTTTTAGCCATTTTTACTGTATTTTGTAATTACAGGACAAACGTACAAATAATATTTCAATATAAAAAGTTATAAAATGATTTGCAATTTGTGAAACTATTAACGTACTTTGATTCGTCAACGAAAACAAAACCTTTTATGAACTACTGGAATTCACCCGATGGAATACAAGACACAGCCCTTGAAAATGTTGGAGCCGAAACTAAGAAATGCGAGTGCGGTTGCGATACTTACTTTGACGCTGACTTGGTAACGTGTCACCATGAGACCAGCGAGACTATCGCTTATGAATGTCTCGATGCTTACAATGCAATGCTTGAGAAGGAACGAATTGAAAACGAATAAACTTTAAACCCAATGATAAAAATTGAAATAAAATCCATTTTTGGTAAGGTGATATTCACCTACGAAAAAGAAAACGCAACTATTAAGGACGCTGTTTTAGAGGCAATAAAAGCCGCTGCCAATCTTCGCTATGCCAATCTTCGCTATGCCAATCTTCGCTATGCCAATCTTCGCTATGCCAATCTTCGCTATGCCGATCTTAGCTATGCCGATCTTAGCTATGCCAATCTTAGCTCTGCCGATCTTAGCTCTGCCGATCTTAGCTCTGCCAATCTTAGCTCTGCCGATCTTAGCTCTGCCGATCTTAGCTATGCCAATCTTAGCTCTGCCAATCTTGATAAAAGGTATATCCAAATTGCCTGTATCGGGTCAAGAAAAGGAATGACTACTTATTGCTTTGAGGATGATTTTATTTGGTGTGGCTGCTTCAAAGGAAGTCTCAATGAATTTGAAGCTCAGGTATCATTAACTCACGGCAAAAATGAGGTATATTTAAAAGAATACTTAGGATTTATAAACTATCTAAAAAGTTTAAAATGATACGCTTCACGCGAGATTATGTTTATTCATTTCGGTGACAAGTGGGGGATGCAGTATCTAAGGCAACCTGATTTAAATTATTTTCCACGAGGAATCAAAAATCTAAACTTTTAAAAATGATTACATTTATCGGCTCCGACTCAACCAACCGCTATTACAAATTTTATAGCGTAGAAGAAGAAATTGCTTTTAATGATTTTTTCTATCATCCTTCAATACCAAACTATTTTAAATCTATATGACACAAAAACTAGAACTACGCAAAAGCACTCTTCCAGACGGATCGGTTGTATTCTGGATTTACCTTGGCTCTAAAATCATGGAATGTTTCCACGATGAAGAAAAAGCCAATCAGTACTTCGACAATTTCAAACTTGTAAAAGAGGAGGAGATTGTTCTCAAAACCAGAGAAATAAGCAACGGCCCACAACACTTTTCAGAGGAGGAATTGATGTCAATTTAAAAAATAAATATGAAAACGTACTCAGTAAACATCGACATGGATTTTTCATTTACAAAGATTGTAAGGGGCAAATCAAAGGCAGAAGCAAAAAAGAAAGCATGGGCTAGATTTTTAAAGAGAGTCCCTAAAAAGTACTTCTCAATATATGCAGATGAAATTTAAAGATCGTTACCGTTTCAAGGACTATCAGATTAGACATACACTAATTGGAACTATCAAACTTTTTAATAACTAAACAAAACAAAAATGTCAATTATCGCAGAAAACAAAGGAGGGGATTTTGTTCTAATACCCGCAGGAAATCACATAGCGAGATGTTATGGGATGATCCAAATAGGAACAGTCAAAGAAGAAACTGGCATTTATGCCGGAAAGGAAACGCACAAAGTACGCATCTCATGGGAGACACCTCACGAATGCCACGACTTTGGAAAGGGAATGCAGCCCTTTGCAATTCACAAAGAATTCACCCTTTCAATGAATGAAAAGGCAACGCTTAGAAAGATGCTTGAATCCTGGAGGGGTAAGGCTTTCAACGAAATAGAGGCGGAGAAGTTTGATATTACAAAACTACTCGGTAAGCCTTGTATGATAAATGTCATTCATAAGACAAGCGGGAAGGGTAGTACATATCCAGATATTTCAAGCCTTGCAACTTTACCAAAGGGCTTACTGTGTCCCGATCAAGTGAATCAAACAATGGAGTTATCATTCGATAATTGGAACCAAGTTATCTTTGATTCATTACCTGACTTCGTAAAGGATAAAATAAAGAAGTCCAAGGAGTATGCGGCCATGACAGCCCCCGGCCATACGGAAACACCACAGGCAAATAATAATGAGGGCGATGACCTTCCCTTCTAATGGAAACACTACCCGCAACCCCTAAAGAGATGTTGATGCTTATGGCGTCAACATCTACCCAAATAGACGTGTTTAGCGATGGTGTGATTGAATCGGTAAAGTTGGGGGAACTTAACCCGCTCACGGTATTGATTCAACTCAGGGCTATGGAAAAAGCCACCGAACGTATCCTGAAGGAAATCAAAGAAAACCTTTTGACCGAAGCCGGAAAGTATCCCGAAAAGGAATTTGAGTACATGGGCAACAAGATCACCAAAGCCGAACACGGCACGAAGTACGACTATTCAAATTGCGGTGACCCTGTTTACCAACAAAGGGAGGCTATTGCGTTGGAGGCGGCAGGTCAGCTAAAAGAGAGGGCAGAGTTTCTAAAGGCGGTTAAGGCCCCTTTTAGCCTATTAGACGAAGGCACAGGAGAAGTACACCTAATCCTACCCCCGACAAAGAAAAGCGTTTCAGGGCTAAATGTGGCGATAAAATGACAGGCACATTAATACCCGTAGTGATTGGTGGCATCCGTAGCCTGAAAGATGGCAGCGTGGCCGTGACAGTCGAAACCCAAGAGCTATCCCCCGGAAAGGCGGGGGAACTCTTTGCCCTTAGGAATAAGGTTTGTTATGTGTACTTTTCAGAACGACAAATCGAACTACCAGAAAGAAAAATGATTGACGCCTTAGAACCTGAAATGCAGGGCAAGAGCCACAGCCTAAGATTGCGTAACGTTCTGTTTAGAGTGTGGGAGCAGAATCCAGAGGGGTACGGTGATTCAGATAGTCACTATCGGGCTAAGATGGAGCAGATAATTAACACCTATAAATCAAGTCTAAACCCATGAGCAAGAAACATAAATCATCAACGGGAGACCGTGGAGGCGATCACGGTTACCTCAAGGAAGTCAAAGACCAAGAAACGGAGACTTCGATAATTCTTCACGATGTCCCGCTTTCCTCCGGTCAGCCAGCGAAGTGGACGAAAGTATTCAGAACCAAGCCCGAAACAGGGGAGAAATACCTTGCTTTACATATCGAAAACGGAGTAACTTTATTT